TCCGCCCACTCCGAAACGGTTTGTTTCGGTGGCGGTGCGAACGCGGCGAAGCAGGACGAGACGAGGCTATTCGCTCTCTTCTGGTCCATCGTCCTCCACCGTCTCGCGGGTCAGCTCAGCCAGCGCCTCAAGCACGCCTGCCTCGATGGCGTCTTTCACCTCAACCGTGTCGGTCGAACCGATCAGGATTGGCGTCAGCTTGGTTGGTAGTGACAGCAACCGAGCGCGCACTCGGCGGAACGCATCCGACACCGAGCGCGTCACGTCCTCTGCACGGATCAAATCGCCGCGCACCTCTTGCTCGTCCAGCTCGGCCTTGTTCGCCTGGTGGTGTGCAAGTCGAGCGCGCTCTGCGTTTAGCTCAAGGCCATCGGTAGCGGGTGGCGGCGCCTCGCGAATTCGGCCGGCTGCCTTCGCGCGCAGGCTCCAGATGTAAGCCAGTCGGCAGGCGTCCAAATCAAGACCCGCCGGACCTTTTGATGCTGGAAGTGTCCCGTTTGCGGTCAATTCTTTGAGCGAGGTGACACCGAGATCGAGGTGCTGCGCGACCTCTTTAATTGTCGCCAATGGCCAACCCCGCTAAGTACATGAAATATATAGGCCGTTTATGCCGGGCCGCTCACACCCGCGAGGCAAAGCTCAGGGAGGACCCGTCAACGCTGAGCAACCCGGATCGCGATTGAGCGCTCGTCGATGCGCCCTCCCGCCGTTGTGACGCGACACGTCACGGTGTACTCGGTGCCGGCCTCGCCGCCGGACAGCCAGATGGTCGCGGTCGTCGTGGTGTTGGTCGTGGCGGTCTGCACGATCCCGGTTGGCACCGTCCAAATCACCGAGGCGATGGTGTCGGTGGTCAGCCACGCGGACCAGTTGATCGGGTAATCAAGCGTTGCTTGCGGGTCTTTAATCGCTGTTCCAATCGTCGCCATTTGATTTCCTCAAGCTGCGACGGCGAGTGAACGATCCTCCGCTGTCACCGTGAACTGTCTTTGCTCAAACGGGACCGACCAGACCCGGCTGCCCTCAACCACAAACGATCGCGCTTCAGCCGAAACAATAAACGACCGGTCTTCCAGCAAGACCGAGAACGTCCGCATTGCCGGCGCAGCCGCAGCCGTGACCACCGTGAGCGTCACGCTGCCCGTTACCGCCATGGGCGCCTGAGCAGCCAGCGGGATCCCCGTTGCCAGTGCAGCCGCACCAGTGACCAACACGCCGTTCGACGCCACCAGGCGGATGCCTGCGGTGATCGCTGCGGTCTGCGTGGTCGCTGTCGATGCTGTGGCCGAAAGCGGGATGGCCGTCGTCAGGCTGGTTGAGGCTGTCGTGCTGACGCTGACGGATGCCGCCAGGCGCACCGCCGTAGTCAGAGATGCTGCCTGAGTGACTGCTACCTGAACCGACGTGGCGAACCGAGTGGCCACGCTTAGTGCGGCCGCCGCTATCACTACTGCCGAGGCCGAGGCGGTGAGGCCCGATGCTGGCGCTGTGAGCGCTACCGAGGCAGTGACGGCTACCGATGCCGCCGCACTGAGCGGGATGCCCGTGGATAGCGCCGTTGATGCCGTGGCAGCCGTTGATGCCGTGGCTGCCAAACGGATAGAACTGGTGAGCGCTGCAATCGTCGTGACTGCTACCGCAACCGAAGCGGAGAGCGCTGCTGCGCCTGCCGTCGTCGTGAGATCTGCTGCCGCCGTGACAGCGGCTGTCACCGATGCTGCGAGCGGGATGGCAGTGGTCAGGCTGGCTGATGCCGTCACCCCAGCCGTGGCAGAGGCCGCCAGACGGATAGCCGACGTGAGCCCAGCGGCCTGCGTGACCGATGCGCTCGCACTCGATGCCAGGCGAACAGCCGTCGTGATCGCCGCGCTCGATGTCGTCGATGCCGCAACGCTTGATGCCAGCGGGATCTGCGTCGAGAGTGCGGCGGCCTGAGTGACCGTCGTACTTGCCGATGCAGCAAGCGGGATGCCGGTGCTCAGCGCCGCTGCGCTGGTGACGCTTACCGATGCGGCAGCATCAAGCGCGGCGCCGGCGACGGCTGCACTTTCAAACGCCGTTGATTGAAACGCGCCGGATTCAAATGCCACGCCTTACTCCGCCGGCAAGCCGGCCATGTATTCCAGATACCCGGGATCCGCGGTGACTGCCACGCACACAAAACCCGCAGGGATTTCCGCGCCCGTCTCGACAAGCATCAGCTCACCTGCGGCGTTTTGGAGCACATCCCACGTCACAGGTCGGTCTCCAGATACATTTTGTTCAGTGCGAGCGTTTTGGCCGTCGTGCCTGTAACCGACTGAGTGTGCGCCTGCATGTACATAAAGTTCGGGATGGCAGGAAGCGTGGCCGTGGCGCTGACGTCGTCCACGTAGATCGTGCCCGTCATGGCATCGGCCAATCGGAAATACATGATCGCGCCGTTCGGCGGGCAAAAAATGTAGAGGTCGAGAATCTGCCCCGCCGTGATGGTGCAGGTGGAGGATACTTTGGTGCCTGCCGTCGCGTTGCGAGTGAACAGTTGCCAAACAGAATCGGCCGAATCTTTAATCAAACCCACGCTGTTGTTAAACGCCGTGGCCGAAGGATCTGTAGCCATCGCAATGCTGTTTGCACTGAGCCCGACAAAAACGCGCAGGTCTGCTGCCAGCGTCTCGATTCCAAATCGAGCGCCGAAAAAGAAGCCACCGAGGCCAGCCGCATTCCCCCGCCACGCAACAGTCGAGTTTGTAACGGTTCCACTCGCACCTGTCGCTGTCGTGCCGGTGCCAAAACGCGCCCGCTTCATCGAAAGCATCGCGCTGGTGTTTGCCTGCGCAGGAGTGTCTTGTGCCGCGCCGGTGCCCACGTTGCGTGCGGTGTACAACACCCCGATGGCGGTTTGTTGGGTGGTCGCTAAAGGCATCCACATCACAATCGTGTTGCCAAAAAACGCAGGCTGATAGGCGACGTCCACACCGGCCGGCCCGATTGTATTCAGAGTGGCGCGGTTGGCTCGCGTCTTTGCAAAGATCCGCAGTTGCCCTGCGGCTGGCGCGGCCGGAGTCGTGACATCCGGAATATCGAGGTGGCTTGTGATCGTGTGATCTGCGTTCCAGTTGGACGGCTGGACGAGCGTTGCGTCGCCGCCGTCAGTCTTGCCGGATGTAAACGCGTGCGTGACCGGCATAGGTCAGGCTCAAGCGAAAGTCAGGACGAGCGCGGCGGCTGCGAACGATGGTGCGGCGTCGCCGTTGTTGATCGTTTTCGACGTGGTCAGCGCGCCGTGGAAGAGCAAGTTTCCGGCGGTCGATGCATCCCAGACGCTCCAGTGCGTGACGGTGCCCCAGCTCGCGGTCGGAGCGGGAAAATCCACCACTCCGTTGTTGCTCGTAACGCCGCCCGTGCCGCTGGATGCCGCGGTGCTGGCCGTTGACTGCGTGCCGGCGAAGTTAGCCAGTGATGCGGTGACGGCCTTGCGCGCATAGCTGCCGCCGGTGACTTCCGTGCCGCCGCCTGCATCCGTGGTTGCGGTGGTGTGCAACCCGAAATACAACGTCACCGGTGCGGTGAAAGCCTGGCCGCGCAGGGTGAGGTCTACGAGTTTGTTTTCGAGATAGTCACTCATTGCAGCCATGGTTCAGCTCCGCTCAAGTTCGTCAATGCGCCGATGCGCGCGGGAAATAGTTTCTTCGTGGCGGTCGATGTGAGACCGCAAATAGTCAATATGAACAATCAGCGCGGCGATGGTGCGCTGGCTCGAAATGTTGCCGGCAATGGCGCCCGTGACGATTGACACAAGGATTGCCATCACGACCGTGCCGACGATGGCGTTGATTTCCACTGCTACCGCACCGGCTGGGTTGTGATGCAACGCAGCGCAGCGTTCAGCGCGGCGATTAGGATCAAGCCCGGACCCGTTGCGACCGCCGGGATCGCGTCAGGTGCGGCTGTGAGTGCTGCACCCACCGCGGCGGTTGCGACGGCCGCCCAGATGGTGCGCGAGCGGCGAACCTTTTTTGGTGCGATTGATTCAGCCATTGTCGTCAGGCCTCACTGCTAAAACGTTGGATACAAAAAATGGCCCCCAATCGGCGAGGCATTCACTGCACTCGGCGAACACCTGGTTACCGATGACGCTGATGCGGAAGTGCCACGACTGCTCGCCGCAGTTGCACCGGAGCTTCTGCACTTCTGATTCGGCGCTGCGTCGGGTTTGCTTGATCGGTTTGAGCGTGGACATGTCACCCCCGCGGACGCACCTGCCGGATATCGCACCGATGCCGTTCAACTTCGCCATGCTCGGCGTCGAGCACGATCACGTACATGTCGCGGCCGGCGCGGTAGCCCTGAGCGCTATGCCAGGCATCTTTCGCAGCCAGCGTGCGGAAACTTTCCACCACCACGCCACGCAGCTCGGTCTTGCTGGTGTGGTGGATGTGGCCGGTGTACCAATATCTGTGACTGGCCCGCCCCCACGACTCAGGCCGATCTGCGGCCATCAACTCGCCCAGCGCCGTAAGCTTCACGGTGTCGCCGTGCGTGATGCCGATGAGGTTCCGCCCAAACTCGATGTAGTGAAACTTTGACGCCGTCGGATGCACCAGCACGCGCGGCTCAGCGTGGAACCATGCTTCGAGGAACGCGCTTAGCATCACCGAGCTGTGGTCGTCGTGGTTGCCAATGCTGCACACCACCTCGACCGTCTGATGTTTGCGAAGTGCCAACTCGATCAGTGAAACCATCAGTTGGCAGCCAAGCTTGAGAACCCGCGGCCACCTCGTGTCGACGTCCAGCTTGTTGCCGGACTTGGTGAGCTGGCTCAGGCTGTCGGCGTGGAAGAAGTCGCCCAGGTTCACGATCAGCGCACGCTCGGATCGTGGCGCCACCGCCACCAGTCGCTGCGCGGCTGCGGTGAGATCGGCCCGCGCTATCTCGGCGTCGAAGTCTTCGCCTGCTTCAGCCGCCCAGGCATACATCCCGATGTGCGGATCGCCAAGCGGATAGACGCTAAGCAGGCCGGCGGTGTTTCGTGCCGGCGCTTTGATCGGCTTCGCGGATCCCCGAAAGTCGGAGACGAAATCCTCGATGGCCTCGCGCATCGCCTGCGCTGCTTCGTCATCGCGCAGCCGGGACTTCACCCACTGCGCCGCGATCTGGCCCTCGGCGTTGTACAGCGTCGAGACGCCGGAAACCGCGAAGGGCGCAGGCACTGGATGCGTCATGCCGTGCGCTGGCGCCAATCCGGCAATGGCAGCCCTGTCGCGCAGGCGAGCGGCCATTTGCTGAAGCGTGCGGCGGTTTATGCCGAGCTGCTTGGCTGCCTTCTCGACGCCAACTTCGGCGCACAGTCCCATGTTTTTTCGCGTTGCGTCGGTGTCGCACACTGTCAGGATGGCCTGCCAGTCGAAAAGCGGCATCAGTCGCGCGGCCAGAGGCCGGTTTGCATCATCGAGGCCAGCCGCTTTGCGCGGGTTGGCACTTGGCGGCGCCAGGCGCTATCAAGCATCTCGGTGCTGGCTTTGTCGAACTGGCGAGCCGCAAGCGCGGCCCGAAACCGCACAAACTTGGAGAACCCGGCCCAGCCCAAATTCACGACCATGTCTTGCAACACCGCACGGCGCACGTCATCGAGGCCGGCCCAGTACGGCTCCGTCGTAAGCTGCACGGTGGCTTTGTCGATGTCACGGCGCAGCAGCCACTCGGCCTCGGCTTCGCTGATCCCGACGTCGTCGAGGTTGCGGCCGTATCCGATGGTTTGCTTGCCGGCCGAGCACAGGTACGGCTTACGCCGGAACCCCTCGTGGCGCTTCACCAGCTCCAGAACATCCATGCGCGGCACCCGAAAAAAAGCCCGCGTGATGCGGGCTAAAGGAGCGTGAGCAGTTGAAAGACGCAATCTCTCACGCCCATGTCAACACTTCGCGGATGGGTTGGGGAGCCCCAAAGTTCATATATTTTCGAGCGTTGATTGCCACGCTTCGTAGGCGCGGCAGAACGCGTCGAGTGCGGCTTTCCGTGCGCGCTTGCCGACAGGCTCGCCATCGACGAAATGACGTTTTAGTGCTTCGTGGTGGACGCGTTTATTCACCATCAGGACCGACATGATCCAGCCGGTGTGATCGATGCGCACGTCTTTCTCGGTTTGGGTGTAGCTCTCGCGGTAGCCGGATACGTGATCGGAAAACCCCGGCGCCGTGGCTGGATACCACATCCGCCTCACCTCGTTCAGCTCGGCAACGGCCCACTCGCTCACGAGAAACTGCGCCTCGTGATGGTTGATCGACATCAGGTCTCGGCTCGCTGCAAAACGGCGCGGAGCATGGCGAGGCGTTTCTCTTCGCCGGCGATGTCTTCCGGCTCAATGGATGGATTGCGAAGCCGCGCCTCGGTGGCCTCGATGCTGGCTCGGATGGTTGCCACGCGCGCTCGGTAGATCGACGTGACGCCGGCGGATGGTGCGGCGTCCGACTTGCGCGGCTTATGCCGCCAGTTGTCCAGATCAACCCATCGCTTCACCATCAGAATCCCTCCAGCGGCAAACCCGATTTCACCTGCTCCAGTTGGGCCTTGTAGTGCTTGGCAATCTCTTTAACTTCACGCTTTGCCTGTCTTCCGAGAGTCGTGTTAGCCGCACGCTCGGCCAATGCCTGGTACCGGTACAGCCCGAGTTTTACTTGAATGAATGCGACGTGCTCAATCGGATTCGCGGTCATGTACAGGTGGCAGCCCATGCAGAGTGCCGTGCAGTTTTCAGGATCGAACCGCACCGACCACTTTCCGCGTCCATGGAAGTGCGAGCAGTCCAACCGCTTAGAAAGTTCAGGCGGAGCGAACGTACCGCAGCGCTCACACACAAACCCGGCGCGGTGGCGGATGCAGAGACTGAAGTACCTGTCAGCGCTGGTTATCTTCAGCATCGCGTTTCTTTAGCAGTTCGACGGTGACAATTACGGCGCCCGTCTGGATCAGCGCCCTGATGTCGCGCTCGATCAGCGGCAGCATGTTATCTACGCCTCCTGGCAGCAGGATCATTGTTTGGACGCCAACCCTGTCAGTCATCGACGGAGCCTCTTCCAGACGCCGAGGCGATCTTTCCGCATGCCGGCGGCTACCAGTTCGTCACCGGTCATGCAGCGGCGCGGGACGAACCCACGGTGCTCGGCGTTGCCCATCGAGGTCGAGAACACCTGATGGCAGAGGTGGCAGATGTGCGGCGGTTGTGGCGTCATGCTGACCTCGGATCCTGAATCGGGATGCGCTGCTCTGCCGCCCATGCAAGCGTCGCCTCGATGAGCGCCGTCATCTCACCGCGCGTGTACTCGGCGGTTGATTTAATGCGCGCTGTGCGCTTCCCGCTGACCGGGCTGTACTCAGTGGTAATGATCCCAAACTCAACCTTGAGATCGCGCGCCACCGCCTCTGCGCTGGTTTTCTCGGGACGGGTGCGGTTCCAGAATTCCTCGATCTCTCGCGCCAGCCCTCGGAACATGGCGTTCTGATCGAGGGAGCGTTTTGGCAGGTGTTGCGCCACAGTCACCAGCACCGGACCGCGCGGAAGCAGGTTCCGGATGTCGCGGTGGATCAGGCCAAGGCGCTCGTCAGCGGCAGCCTCGGTTTTGATTACGGTGCTGATACCTTCAGCCATGGCTAGAAGGGGACTTCATCGCTGAAGTTGTCCATCGCGGGCGCCATCGGCCTTTCGCGCGCAACATCCGCCAGCTTGTCAGCGGGCTTCCACGTGTCCAGCTCGGCGTAGAGCTTCCCGCCTCGGCTGCGCTTTACCTGGCCGTTGATCCACTCACCCCCGATTGCGTCCATGGTTTTGTTGAACTCCTCGCGTTTAATGCTGAAGTTCAACACCACAAAATCCGGGGCGTTCTCGCGCCGGTCTTTCACAATCAAGCCATTCAGAAAGTTTTTCTCGTCGCTCATTTCCGATTCCCTCCTCGTTTTGCTGATTCCCGAAGCTCGGGCGGCACGGTTACCCAGCGGCGCCGGGTGCTTGTCTCGTCGTTTCTGTGGCCCGGCTCGCAGAAATCACGCCGGAACGCAGGCCGGTCGATCAGGCCGCCAGCCGAGAGGAACTTTTCAACGTCGGCTGCAATGTCGGCCGAGTCGATCAGCCGCGGCGGTTTGTTGTCGGCGTCGGTGATGCGTTGTTTCATGCGGCGGCCCAGCTGCGGTCGGTTAGGTCTTCGGCCAGTGATCGCGCTCGGGTGCCGGTTGCGCGCGGCTTCGGGTTGTCCTGGTCGCGTCGCCACCAGCCCGAGGCGGCGGCCCGCCACGACTTCATCGGGACTTTGCCGACACGCCAACCGTTGGCCGTGTAGTGGTCGATGAAACGCTCGGCGTCGATGTGGTGGCCGGTCTCGTGGCACCAGTTGCGGATCTCGTTGGCTGTTGGCGGGACAAACCGATTTCCGGTCGCGCGTGAGACATCGCAAGATGTCTCTTCTAATTCTTCTTCTCTCTTCTTCTTCTTCTTCTGTGCGTTACTTGCACCGTTACATAACGCGTTAGGTAACGCGTTACTAACGGTCGCGACTTCGCATGTCTTTGATTTAACGCCGTTTTCCCTCCACCGCCGCTGGCGTTCAGCCGCCGTCGCATCGGCACTTTCCTGCCGTTTTTCCCACCGTGTGGGCTTCCAGTCTTCACCAATCAAACGCAACCGCATGAGGCGCGCTTTGGCCTTTTCGAGGTCGATTCCGTGCAAACCAAGAGCCACCGAAACCAGCTCGTCCCGCAGCTCGGCCGGCTCGTCCAGCGTGCCGTCAGCGGTCAGCGCCATGACGGCAACAAAGTGCCAGCGGTCCTCAAACGCAAGCGCGCGGATCTTGGGATCGTGGATGATCTCGGTGTGGACTTTGAACCATTTCATGCCAACCCCCACACCCGCTCCAGCCGATTGCTCGCCGACAGCCGGCACACCCCAGTCGGCCGCGCCAGCCCCTTCCGCTGGCAGTCGGAGAGCCGCTTGTTCACCTGATGCGACAGCAACCCCACCCGGCTGGCGATCTCGTCGGCCGTAGCAGGCCCGTGACGCTCAAGGCAGCCGAGGATGGTGGCGATGTGGCCGGTGGCGAATTCCCGCACGCGTGCAGCTGCTGCGTGGCTTGTGTGCGGATCGGTGTGGCGCGCGTTGGCTTCCCAGTCGATGGCGATCTGGTTCATGGCGCCACCCGCTCGACCGGATACAAATCCGGCCGCATCTCATGCCTGGTGACCTGGCCGCCGGTGAGGCGTTCAATCGACAGCACCCGATCAGCCGGGATCCGCCCTCTCCGCTTCCAGTGCGTGATGGCGGCGACGCCGATGCCGAGCTGGCGAGCTAATTCAGCCTGCGAACCTAAAGCCGTTTTTATCTTGTCGAACATGCGCCCCCCGACTTGTTGCCGGAAGAATATACACCATGTCACGGATGTAGCAAGTGGATGCGCTTATACAAAGCCTCTACGTGGTGGCATATACTTCTTGTATATGAGTACGCGGCAGGCGTACACTAATTGCGCTTACGCCATAGGAGGTTCATATGGCAGACGACCCCACAGCCGACCCCACAGCCGACCCACTTGGCGTCCGCGCGCTTATCAGGACAAAGATGACGCTGGCTCAGTTTGCCCGCGCTATGGGCAAGGAGACCGGCCTGGTGAACCACTGGATTCACCGTGGCATACCCGGCAACCGGGTGTTTCGGGCGGCTGATGTGCTGGGGATGGATCCCGCGAATATGCGCCCCTACACCTCAGAGGCGCTGCGGGCTCCAGCTGACGTCGAGGCCGAGTTTGCGTCGTTCTCGGCCACGTTCCGCCAGCTGGAGCCAGAGGTTAGATCTCGGATGATCTTGGCCCTGCAGCGAATGAACCAGAAGGACTGATTCCCCGCAGCTCGGCGCGCAACCGCAGATCCTCAATCTCTTCGAGCGCCACAGCTCGATCCTCCGCGCTCAGCGCCGCGAACAGGCCGAGCGCGTATTCCATCGCTGCGTCCGGATCCCGCCTACACCAAGCGGTGATCTCCGCGTGTGTCCTCGGGGGGGGGGGGGGGGGTATTAATTGGGCACATCCCGGCTCCTTCTTTTTGTTAGCTCGCCATCAAGGCGCCGATGCCGACCGGTTGTCTAGCCTGAAATCAATTAACACTCTGTAATGTTGACCCGTTCGGGTGAGAGACGTTTACAGCCTCCTATCGCTCGCGGATATTTTTTTTACATCCTACTTGCGCATCCTCTCCATCGTGTATATGTTTTGGGCTCGACATCGGAGACCAATAACATGCGAGACCTCAACTGGAACGTGATCGGGTTGGCCCGGAACCCCGACCCGCCCGAGCCCGACGAGGCCGTCGAGGACGCCGTCGAGGCGCGGATCGGTGAGATCTGGGCTGATGCCGATCTGCTCCATCTGGCGCTTGACGACGCCAGCCTCCCCTTCGACCTACACACCAGCACTCTGCTGCGCGATGCGCACCGTCGGCTTTCCACGCATGCCGCGTGGACGGACGGCGAGGCTGATCTGGCACTGAGAGCGATTTGCTCTGCACTGCAAGCCGCGGTTGCAAAAGCCGCGCGGCACGACGTCGACAGCGGTGACCTCTGATGCACTTCCACACAGACGAATCCGAGGAGATCGCGCTCGAGGTGCTTCGCGCCGTCGTGTCGCGCCTTACTGAAGTCGAGATCGCAGCGCGGGCGCCGCTCTCTGATGACCTCGACACACGCATAGAGCAGCTGCAGGACCGGATCACTGGCCTGCGGTATGTGCTCGAGACCACCAACGAACAACTGCAGCAGTGCCGCGAATCACTGTGGAGAACGACAGATGAATACCGCTGAACGAGAGTTTTTCCGCACCCAGCGCGAGGCTGGGATTGCATTCACCCCGTGGGCCGATAACGCGGAGATGCAGCGCGCCGCCGGCTGGTTCATAAGTGTCCTGACGGTCGGCTTTGCCGCCGCCTGCGTGATGGCTTTCCTTGGCGCCTTGCTGCGGTATCTGGCAGGTGGCGCATGAACATTGCTAACGCTACCCCCGAGCTTTTCGGTGCGCTGGCAAAGGCGCAGGCCGAGATTGAGAACGCCAGCAAGAACGCAGCCAACCCCCACTTCCGCAGCCGGTATGCCGACCTTGCCGAAGTGCTGAACACCGTCCGGCCGGTTTTGGCGAGGCACGGCCTCTGCGTCATCCAGTCGACGGCTTTTGACGGAGCCATGGTCTCGGTGGATACGGTGCTCGGCCACGCCAGCGGCGGCTCGGTGTCGTCCTGTGCGGCCTGTGTGCCGGCCAAGGTGGACGCACAAGGCGTGGGAGCGGCGACCACGTACCTCCGTCGCTATGCACTGGCTGCCATCGCTGGAGTCGCGCAGGAGGACGACGACGGTACAAGCGCGGCTCACAACAAGCCGGCGCCGGCGGCCCAGCCCGACACGGCGGTGCTGGATGCCATGGCTCGGATCGCTGCGGCCACCGACCAGGCGGCGCTCGGCGAGGTTGGCGCCGGTCTGGCTAAGCTGGATGTTGACGAGGGCAGCAAGAAAAAGCTGCGCGCAGCGTTCACGGCGCGGCGCAAAACGTTGGAGGCGGCATAGGCAGGCGTGGCATGGCGAGGCACGGCACGGCTTGGCTCGGCGCGGCGGGGCACGGAAAGGCAGGCGGGGCATGGCTCGGCCGGGCTGGGCGAGGCACGGAAAGGCAGGCACGGCACGGCACGGCCCGGCAGCGCCCGGCAAGGCCCGGCAAGGCGAGGCAGGCATGGCGTGGCGTGGCGCGGCAAGGTTTGGCGAGGCCGGGATTGGCAAGGCAGGCACGGATTGAATACGGCACGGCGTTACCCGTGCAACCCGTATGACTCGGCGGGATTGGCGAGTCGGTGATGAGGATTGAACGATGGCATTTGCAAAGAAAGACGAAGGTGTAGCGGTCGTAAGGCCCGCAAATATCGTGGAGTTTGGAGTCCGCATCCGTGGCACTGCGCCGCTGGTGCAAAACAAGTTTTCGCACAAAGCGCGCATGAAGATGATGCAGGACATGTCCACGCCTAAGTCGCAGAAGAAGTCGAAGTCGGAGCGGCCGCCGCGCGACTACGACGACGACTTTATCCAGGCGCAGCACTTGGACTCGGACGGCCGCAACGGGATCCCTGCTCCCGCGTTTCGCGCTGCAATGATTGATGCGTGCCGCGCTGCAGGCATCGTGATGACGAAGGCAAAGATGAGCGTGTTTGTGCTGCACGACTCTATCGACGCAACGGATGGAACGCCGCTTGTGTTGATCGACGCCACCGCTCCCGAGCGCACGGAGATGCTGGTGCGCAACGACAACGGCGGCGCCGACATTCGGATCCGGCCGATGTGGCGCGCGTGGTCTGCGCTGGTTCGCCTCCAGTTCGACGCCGACATGATCTCGCTGGACTCGGTTGTGAATCTGCTGGATCGCGCAGGCCGGCAGGTTGGTATCGGCGAGGGACGGCCATTCAGCAAGAACTCAACCGGCCAAGGCTGGGGCACGTTTGTCGTGGAGGCCAGCCAGTGAACATCGTCGCCAAGATTCGCAAACTGCCACGGCTTGGCACCGCCGCCGCGTCGGCGCTGGAGCAGATGGTTGAGCAGCAGGGCGAGCTGCTGAACCCTCGCGCAGTCGTTGAGGCTGCGCGCGATCCTGACAGCGCGCTGCACCCCTACTTCACGTGGGACGACGGTGTTGCCGCTGAGCAGTGGCGGCTCTTTGAGGCTGGCGTACTTGTGCGCCGGATCAAGGTGTTCATCGTGCGGCCATCAACCGAGGCGCGAACCGTCGAGGTGCATCTTGAGCGTCCAGAGACGGGCGCTATCTCGACTCGGCGGTTTGTTTCTCTTCCATCGCAGCGCAACTCGGCCGGCGGGTATCTGCCTGTTGAGCGCGTGCTGTCTGACGTCGAGCGGCGCGGCGAGCTGCTGGCGACGGCGCTGCGAGAGCTGAGCGGGCTGCGCGACAAGTACCAGATTCTCGAAGAGCTGGCAGATGTTTGGACTGCGCTGGAGCGCGTTGCTTAACCGCCACGGATGGTGGAGCGGCAAGGCAGGCCAGGCTCGGCGCGGCATGGCAGGGTCCGGACGGGCCGGGATTGGTTTGGCATGGCAGGCGAGGCGCGGCCAGGTGTGGCCTGGCAAGGCAGGCAAGGCGGAGCAAGGCGGGGCGTGATTTGGCATGGCAAGGCACGGTAAGGCATGGCAGGCGCGGCGTGGCCAGGCTAGGCCGGGCATGGCGATGCGAGGCAGGCGGGGTATGGCGTGGAGAGGCGAGGCGTGGCGTGGAACGGACTGGAAACAACAGGAGGCATTGTGATTGAACAGCACTTAGAAGACGGCAGCGCTAATCCCGCGTGGCTAGCCGCCAGAGCGGGCAAATTCACCGGCAGCCGCTTTGCCGACCTGATGGCCCGCACCAAATCCGGCCCTTCCACCAGTCGCGCCAACTTGCTGGCCACGCTGGCAGTTGAGCGCATTACCGGATCCTGCGTGGAGATGTTCACGAACGCGGCCATGGCCCGCGGCACCGAGCTTGAGCCGATAGCGCGCTCGGCCTACGAGCAGTTGCGCGGTGTCTTGGTTGAGGAGGTTGGCTTCTGCCAATCGTCGGAGATGGAGTGTGTCGGCGTTTCGCCGGACGGGTTGATTGGCTCAGACGGCCTGATCGAGATCAAGTGTCCGTCGGCGATGGCCAAGCACCTCGAGGCTTTGAGAACCGGCGGCGCATCGGTGTACAGCGAGTACAAATGGCAAGTGCAGGGACAGCTCTGGGTGACTGATCGCGCCTGGTGCGATGTCGTGAGCTTCGATCCGCGCTGGCCTGAAGGCTTGCAACTGGCGATCCACCGCGTAATCCGGGACGAGGTCGCCATCGACGAGCTGCGCGTCGGCTGCGCCGCTGGACATCTGGAGGTGCAGGCGATCCTGTCGGATCTGCTGGCGCTGAGAGGTGCGGCATGAGCGACACGATCTGCCAACACATGGTCCCGGCCGATCAGTGCCTGCACTGCCTGCAGCGACTGGAGGCCGAGCTGCAATCGGCAAAAAACGAGGCCGCATTCTTCCGCCAGCAGACGGAGGAGCTGCTGCGCGTGATCCAGCGCGCTTTCGACTGCTTTCCCGAGATGCCGCTAGTAGCACGGCAAACGTTGGCGCCGTATGCGCAGGAGCTGAGATGACGCGCGACGAGATCATGGC